GAACAAGGCGCAGTCCAGTTTGAAACTGGTTCTAACTCGCTTGCCACGGTCGTCGGCACCCGCAGCTGGAGCCTGACGATCACCAAAGAAACTTACGAAACCACTGATCACGGTGACACGTTTCGGAACTTTATTGGCGGCTTGATTTCTGGTTCTGGCACTGTCGAACTGGTTTATGACCCTGACGCCACCGGCCAAGCCGCATTCTTGGAAGATGTGCTGACCACCGCTGATCCCGCAGACGCCACCTTCGAACTATTTACCACCGGCACCACCTCCGGTACAGATAGTGTGAGCTTTGCTGGCATCATTACTGACATGGAGATCACTTCGACTGTCGGCGAGATCGACATCGTAACCTGCAACTTCATCACCAGCGGTGCCATCACTGGTAACCTTGAGTGATAGCGGCAGCTATAATCTGCACGGGTAATTCCGTCACTTAATGTCTGGATCAAAGCGATTAGTCGATCAGCTGGTTGAGGCGTTTGATCTCAACCAGCGCCGGAAATTCGTGCTGAAGAACGCTGAAGGCATAAAGATCACAGATCTGTACTTCAAGCCAATTACGCGGGCTGACCGCAAGAAGGCGCAAGATCTTGCAGGCTCGACGGAGGCGCTGGATATTAGCACCCAGATGCTATGTCAAATGGCTGAACTAGAAGATGGCACCAAGCCATTCGCGGCTGCAGATGCCGCTAAATTGCAACGCAAGCTACCCGAGAATGTGCTGAATGAACTGGAGCTGTTCCTTTTTGGCGTAGCTGACTCAAATATCGATATTGATGATGCAAAAAACGACTGAAGCAGGACAGCTGGACTAAGTTTGAATTCTTTCTGGCCTGCGAATTGAAGATGACGGTAAGCAGGCTCCGCACTGAACTAACAGATGCAGAGCTTGTATATTTTGCCGCATACTTCTCGGTGAAAGCTGAAGAAGAAGAACGTGCTGCGGAGCGTGCGAAGACCAGACGTCATTAGACTTGACGTACTGAACAAGCCGCCGTGGCAGTTTCAAACGTTGAGATTAGGGTCAATGCGAATAACGCAGTGGCCCAGCTCAACCGGCTTAACGGTGTGGCCGGGGCGACTGCCGGTACGTTTGGCAGATTGCGGTCTGCTGCGGCAGGTCTAGGCCTAGGGCTGATCGCCAAATCTGCCATTCAGTCTGCGGCGTCGTTTAATGATTTGCAGACGCGGCTCAGGCTTGTCACTAGTGAATATGGTGAATATGACAAAGCACAAAAGCTTGTAGCTAGGGCTGCCAAGACATTCGGCCTTAGCAATCGAGAGGCAGCAGAAGGCGTTGCCGATATCTTCACACGACTGCGACCGCTAGGCATCGAACTAGCTGATATCGAGTCGTCATTTATCGGTTTTAATACGGTCGCCAGATTGAGCGGTGTGAGCGCAGCTGGTGCTAGCGCGGCATTTACGCAGCTGGCTCAAGCGTTGGGATCGGGTCGTCTGCAGGGTGATGAATTCCGCAGCATTGCTGAACAGATCCCAGGTCTGCTCGGAGCCGTGTCATTAGAGACAGGCGTCGCGATTGGCGATCTCAAAGAATTTGCATCAGATGGCAAACTTACTACTGATATCTTGATCAGGGCTTTGAAGCGTGTTGAGAAGGAGGGTGCTGGCAAGATTGCCGCGATCATCAAAGACTCAGATGTGCAGCGTTTTAAAGACTTCCAAAATGCTTCTGATGAATTAAGCGTGTCGATAGGCCAAAAATTGCTCCCAGCGGTTACGCCGTTGATCGAAGGGGCCACCGAGCTTATCAAAATATTCGGCGAGTTACCTGAGCCGATTCAGACTGGCACGATCGCCGTTGTTGGATTAGCTAGTGCCGCAGCCATACTCGGACCAGCAATCACTACTGTTAGCGGAGCAGTCACTACATTAGCTGGCGGCACTGTGCTCAAGTCTGCTATTACTGGCTTAGCTGTTATGGGCGAAAAGGCTCTAGCAGCAGCAGCAGGAAAAACGGCTTTAGCAAATGCGATAACTGCGGCGAATGTCAAGATTACTACATCCACAGTTGCGGTTGGTCTGCTATCTGCAGCAATCACTGCTATACCAATCGCGCTGGCATTGGTGGCATTCGGCAACTTAGCCAAGCGGCTTGCAGATGCAAAAACCGCTCAAGACCGGATGACTGAAGCGATCAGTAGTGGCAACATTGAGACGATCAAATCAGCCATCGCGATGGAGGAGGAAATCATATCGATCGAGCGTAACAGAGCTGCCAAGATGTCATTGCTTAACATCAATGGCAAACTGCTTGAATCTCAGAAACGCTTGGTCAAATTGCGGGCGGCATTAAAGGATGCCAAACCTGCCAAGCCCGAGACCGAAGATCCTCCGGTAATCACGCTGACGCCTCTTGATGAAGACGAAGCAGAGCGTTTGCGATTGATTGCTGAAGCATCAGCAGACCGGGTGCGGTCGCTTGAGCAGCAGACACTGCTGGCATCCGCTTTGACTGATGAAGAGCGCAGGCAATTCGAACGTCAGATACAAATCGCAGACATACTAGAAAATACGCGAGGACTGAATGAAGACCAGCTGCGAGCAGAATTGGAAGCCACATTGGCGTTGCATGATGCAGAAGACGCAACGATTGCGATCAACAAGGCAAATGCGCAACGCAAAAAAGATGCTGATGAACTGGTCAATAAGATGGCTAAACAGCAAGAGGCTGCTGAACAGCTAGCTGACACGATCAAAAACAAGGTATCAGACGCGATTCTTGATGCAGTGGATGGCACCAAATCATTAGGTGAGTCGCTGTCATCTGTCTTGCGCATGATGGCTAGTTCCTTCCTGAATCAAGGCATTGGCGGCATTGGCAAAGCACTCAAGATCCCAGGTTTTGCGAATGGTGGCCGTCCGCCTGTTGGCAAGCCTGCCATCGTGGGTGAAAGAGGGCCAGAATTATTTGTACCATCTAGGGCTGGCACGATCATCCCCAATCACGCGATGGGCGGGGCTAACGTGACCGTAAACGTCGATGCTTCTGGTTCGTCTGTTGAAGGTAATTCTGATCAAGCAGCACAACTTGGCAGGATGCTTGGCGCTGCAGTGCAAGCTGAGCTAGTCAAGCAAAAACGTCCTGGCGGTCTCCTCGCAAGCTGATGGCCACTTTCCCGTCAATCACTCCGACCTATGGGCTGCAAAAGCGCAGCGCACCAAGCGTCCGCAAGGTGCAATTTTCTGATGGCTACGAAGCCCGACTAACTTTTGGCCTCAACCAAAACCCCAAGACTTACAACTTGACGTTTGAGGTGTCTGAGTCTGACGCCGATACCATCGAAACGTTTTTGGACGCTCGTGCCGACGACAACGCTCCATTTGACTTCACACCACCAGGAGAAAGCCAAAGCTCGAAGTTTGTCTGCGAGACGTGGAGCAAGTCGATTCCATACTTGAACCGCGCCACAATTCAAACAACGTTCCGCGAAGTCTTTGAACCGTAATGGCGACAGCAGTTTGGACCGCTAGCACTGCGTTTTCTGTTGGTGACGTTCGTCGCCCCACGGTTTCGTATGGAACTGGCTTGTGGTTTCGCTGCACAACTGCTGGAACATCAGCTAGTTCAGAGCCGACATGGCCGACTGATATAGCCAGCACCGTTACTGACGGAACATGCGTGTGGACTGCGATCAGCAGTGTCTACGACGAGCTGTTGAAGCTTGCTCCTAGCGCAGTCATCGAACTGTTTGAACTGCGTTTGGACAGCAGCCTGCATGGCAGCTCAGACGTGTACCGCTGGCATGCTGGCATGAGCCAAAACGATCGTAATCAAGATGTCAACGTAGTTTTTAACGGCAACGAATACACGCGACTACCGGTTAAGGCAGAAGGGTTTGAATACACCAGCACTGGAACGCTGCCTCGCCCAACGCTAACGGTTAGCAATCTCGACAGCACCATGACTGTGCTGCTTGCACTAGTTAATGCCACAACGGCAGGCAATGACCTTGGTGGAGCGGAAGTTCGACGCATCCGCACGCTGAAGAAATACCTTGACGACATCAATTTTCGTTTTGAAAACGTTGCGATTACGCAAGGTGGCGACACGTTGATCACGCAGGGTGGTGACACCTTCAACTTTGAAACTGTGGGCAACCCCAGCGGGGTGCCTGATCCAAACGCGCAGTTTCCGCAAGAGCGTTGGTTTATTGACCGTAAAGCCAGTGAGTCACGCGACACAGTGACGTTTGAGTTGGCCAGCAAGTTTGACTTGGCTGGGCAAAAACTGCCTAAGCGTCAGGTTATCGCCAACGTCTGTCAGTGGATCTACAAGTCAACGGAGTGTGGTTACAACCCATCTACAGGCCCAGGCAAGGACATTGATGGCGTCAACTTCAGGCGCTTTGACGTGAACAACGAGGGCGTGACAACTGATGCTGAGGACGTATGCGGTAAGCGTATTGCCAGCTGTAAGTGCCGCTTTGGCGATAACGCCGAACTGCCATTTGGATCGTTCCCCGGAGCAGGTCTGACCAAGTGATGCGGCTGTCAGCAGCCATGAAGGCTGAGATTCTTGAGCACGCTAAAGCTGAAACCCCTCGCGAATGCTGTGGTTTAGTTGCTGTTGTCAAAGGACGGCGCAGGTATTTTCCGTGCCAAAACATCGCTCAAACACCTGACGAGCACTTTGTTTTGAGCGGCTGGAACGAGGTAGAGGACCAAGGTGAGGTGGTGGCGATTGTGCATAGTCACCCGATTACAAAGCCTGAGCCATCAACAGCTGATCGAGTGGCCTGCGAAAAGTCAGAGCTGCCCTGGTTCATTGTCAATCCAAACACTGAGGCATGGGGCTACTGCGAGCCAGCTGGTTTTGAGTTGCCGTATGTGGGACGTGAGTTTGTCCACGGTGTGGTGGACTGTTACACCCTTGTGCGGGACTGGTACGCAAGGGAGTACGGCATTGAATTGCGTGACTATGACAGGCGTGATCAGTGGTGGGACCACGGTCAGAACTTGTATCTTGACAACTTCAGCAAGGAAGGATTTCGAAAAATTCCAGTGGATGAGGTGCAGCGTGGTGACTTGATTCTGATGAATCTTGTTTCACCAGTACCAAACCATGCAGCCATTTACATAGGCGATCAGCAGGTGCTGCATCATGTTCAGGGCAGGCTGTCTAGCCGAGACCTTTACGGCGGCTATTATGGGAAGAGCACTGCCTGCGCCTTGAGGCATGAAAGTCGTTAAGGTCTACGGCGCTTTGCGTAAACGGCTTGGTC